CCCAACGCCAACCTGCCCGAGGTAACCTGGGTGACCGTCGCCATGCCGAACGGCAATCGCGAGACGCTGTGGATCGGCGCGGACGACGACGAGACGGTGAAGCCCGAGTGAGCCACGCGCTCGCGCTGGCGCACCCCGACCGCGAGACCTGGACCGCCACCTGCAGCTGCGGCCGCTGGGAGAGCCGCTTCACCCTCGACGACGTTCCCCTCGAGCGCGGCGGCGACCTGCAGTCGATCGCCGCGGAGGAACTGCGCCGGCGGCATCAGGAGCACCTCGCGGTCAGTTCAGGCTGACGATGCCCCAGGTGATCAGCCCCCAGGCGGCAAGGCTGAACGCCAGCGCCAGTAGCCAGATTTTGCCGCGAGTGGTCATGTCCGAGCCGAATAACTGATTTTCAGGCAAGGCATCAACATGTTGCCGGCTGTGACCCACAATTCAGAGGTAGTGCGCCACGCTGAAAGCAGTCGCCGGCGCCGAAGCCAGCCCCGCCGCGATCGCCGCATGGGTGGCGGCATTAGGGTGGATGCCGTCGCCGGTGCCCTTGCCGCCCGTCGTGTCCCACAGGTTCGGATCGCCGGCCGCTTCCGAGTAGAGCGCCGCGTCGAGCACGGCATATTTCGTCTGTGCCCGAATGGCGGCATTGAGCGCCAGGCGGTTCGCCTGCACCAGGGCGCCGTCCGGGCCGTACTTGGCGTTGTTCGATGCATTGGTGCGCGGCGTCGATGTGCAGATGACGCATCTCGGCTTCAGCGGCAACGTATCGAGGTAGGCCTGCAGGGCATCCACATTGGCGAGGAAGGTCACATCCGTCGCGCCGGCTGAGAGGTCGTTGGTAATAACCTGGACGACGAGATGGGTGATGCCGCCGAGGTCCAGCAGCGCCAGGCGCCGGTCGCGCTCGGCGTCGGTGGCAAGCAGCGCCGCAAGAGAATAGCCCTGGTTGCCGACGAGATACCACGGGTAGTCGTCGTTCAGCAGGCGCTGCGGCCAGCCGATGAACAGCCCGCCCGCCCCTTCGCCCGAACCCATGCCGATGCTGTCGTTGAGCAGGCAGATGCGCGCCTTGCGGGTGGTCGTGTCGCCGAGGATCAGCGAGGGCGAGCTGAACTGACGCGTGCCCCCGCCCGAGGGATAACCATAGTAGACCCCGCCGCCGTAATCGACGTAACTGTTGATGGTGTCCGTGAGCGCCGTGCCCACCGAACCGGTTTCGTCCCCGGTGCCCTGGATGCTGATCTCGTTGCCAAGCCAGAAAGAGGGCGCCGAAGCGAAAATCTCGTACTGGCGCGTCATCAGCAGGTTGCCGGCGGCGAGACCTGCCAGCGCCACCTGATCGCTCTCGAGATAGCCGCCCGCCGGGATGGAGGGCGAGCGCCGGCCGCTGTCCGAACCGCCCGACCATGTCAGCGCCTTGTACTCGACAGGCGCCGGCCCCGGATCGGCGCTGTAAGGCGCCGCCCATATGCCGCACTTGACCGTGAAGGCCGGGCCGTCCGCACCGTTCCGCACATTGCGGAACACCACCGAGGGATTTGTCGCATCGACCGCCACCATGTGGCGCGTGTTCTCGGTGACCTGCGTGTTCGTCCCGCCCCCAGGGAACAGGCCGGTGAGCGCGAACGGATCGGACATGCGCGAGGCGATGAGGCCGCGCGAGCGCCACGCAATGCCACCCGCGCCCCCACGTGGGGCCATGGCGCCGCGCAGGCGTGGCCGGAAGGCGCCGCGGCCTGGTTTGCGAACGAAGGTCAATCGCCGTACCAGCTGAAGGTGACGACGGTGGCGGCCGTAGCGATCACCGCGATATGGGTGACGCCGCTCGGGATCTCCCGCGCCTCGGGGTTGAGCTCCGCTGCCGAACCGTTCGTGGTGTCGCCGGGGACGGCCGCCACCACCGTGTTGTCGGTGCCGTACCTGGCGTAGAAGTTGCCATCGGCCGACATGATCACGAAGGTGGCGCCTTCCGGTACCGCCACCCGCTCCGAGGTATTGGCGGCGAGCGCGAGGGCGTCGATCGTGTCCGAAGGCGGCGGCGCGAACTGGCGCCGGTTGTACATCCTGTCGGTGAAACTGCGCATCTGGTTTCCTTGGGGTTCGAACTACCAGCCCGCCTCCTCGAGGAGCGCGGCGGCGCGCATCGCGAGGTCGGGGTTGAGGTGAGCGAGCCGCAGCACGAGCGGCCGCCAGGCGGCGGTATGCTGGCCCTGCGGGCCGCCGTCGCTGGGCAGGGTCAAAAGGTCGGCCTCGCAGATCTCGGTGAGCAGCTCCGCCAGCCGGTCGGCGAGCGGCGGCTGGCCGTCGCCCGCGTGCACGGCGAGGCGCGGCCGCACCGGCATGGTCACGACGTCAGCCATCGATTCCTCCCCTGAGGCGGGCGCCGAGCGGCCCCTCCCACCAGCCCTTCTCGCTGACCAGGTCGTCGAGCTCGGTAGGCGGCAGCATGGCCATTCGGCCGGTCGGCACCCGCACCTCGCGCCGCGCGTCCGGTACCGCCACATAGCCGTATTCCGCCCAGGCCTGCCGGCTGGCATAGTCGGCGAGCGCCAGCGCGATGGCGAAGTCGCCGTGGCGCTTCCGCCCCTTCTTGCCGCCATCGGCCTTTTCGTTGACGCGGATCTCCGAGACCATCGGGATGCCGCCCACCACCTTCACGGCCCTCAGGTCCGAGGCATGGTCGGCATCCTTGGCGAGCGCGATCGCGTCGTCCTCGAACTTCACCTTGAGCGGCGGCATCTCGAACCGGTACCAGTCGCGGGAAAACTTGATGGCGCGGATCAGGCCGGTGGCGTTGTGGGTCGCGTCCCACAGGCCGAAGTGCCGGCCCATGTCCTCGGCCACCGTCCAGCCCATGCCGGTGGCGTCGAATGCCGCGCCGACGAGCCGCGGGGCGGCCTCTAGAATGTCGCGCACGATAGCCTTCTGTTCGTCGCCCGGCACGTTGCGCAGCTCGACGGTCAGCGCCGATTTGCGCCGCAGGGCGTGTTCCACCGCCAGCAGCGCCCCAACCGACAGGTCGGCGACGCGGGCGAAGTCGAAGCCGAAGGCGTGTTGAAGGGCCGGATCGAGGCGTTTCAACGCCCCTTCAAGCTCGGCCATGAACGGCCGCATCAGCTCGGTCCGCGCCTTGGGCGCCAGGTGCAGGTAGTCGCCGGGCAGCTCCAGCCGCAGGATCGGCGCCTCGGCCGAGGTGAGTGTCATCCGCGCCTCGATCAGCGGCCCGCTGAGCCAGGCGCCCGAGCCTTGGCTCGGGATGCAGAACAGTTCCTCGTCGGCGCCGTCGCCATAGTTGGCGATGAGGCCGTCGCGCCACTCGGCCTCCGCTTCCGGCGTCCACGTATCGCCCTTGACCATGCTGATGCGCTGGAACAGCCCGTCGCGCAGCGCGTCGTCGAGGTCGATGCGCAGGTGGGCATAAGGCTTGCGGCCGCCCAGGATGTCCTGCACCAGCACGTTGAACGGGTTCTCGGTGCCGTCATGCGTCGAGCAGACGATGACCTGGCCGCCCCACATCAGGAAGGCGAGCGCCGCCTTCAGCAGCTCGTCGAGGTTCTCGACGAAGGCCGCCTCGTCGATGATCACCACGCCCTGCTTGCCGCGCAGGCCGCGCGGCGCCGACGACAGCGCCATGATCTCGAAGCCCGAGGCGAAGCGGATGCGGAAGGCCTTGATCGCGCTGGTATGGCCATCGGCATCGACGTCGTCGAAAAGCGTCTCCTCGGCCTCGAGCGCGGCGGTGTTGAAGGCCCTGGCCCACATGGCGCAGGCGTCGATGAACTCGCGCGTCATCTCCTGGGAGTAGGAGATGTACATCACGTCCTGGCCGCGCGCCTTCTTCTCCCGGCCGGCCTTCAGCACGGCATAGGCGGCGAGCCCCCAGGTGAGCCCGATGCGGCGGCTCTTTTCCACTACCAGCACATTGGTGCCGGCCGATTCGAGCAGCGCCAGGGCGCGCCCCTGGTAGGGCAGCAGCACTTTCGGCAGACTCGCGGCGGTCACCAGCCCGATGCCGGCGATGTTCGCCGTCGAGGCGCGCCTGATCTCCCTCCACTGCTCCTTGCTGAACTGCGAGCTCATAGGCGGCGCCCCAGCAGGTGGGCGACCATCAGGGCCTGGTACGGCAGCAGCCCAGGCTGGCCGACGCGGACGGCGCCTGGCAGCTTGCCGCCGCCAGCGTGCTTGGTGCAGCCCTCGTAGTTGTGGTCGGTGCCGCCGCAATAGCTGCAGCGCAGGTGTGCCCGAGCGGCAGAGCCGCCGTGTGTGCGCGGGCAATGGCTGGTGGGGTGCTCGTGCGAGCCGCAATAAGTACAGCTCATGCCACGGCTCTCCGGCCCGAGCGGTAGAGCACCTCGGCCACGGCCAGCTGCCACAGCCAGTAGAGCGCGAGCGACTGCTCGATGTAGGGCTGGGCCTTGAACGCTACCCGCGCCGCGACGATCTCGCGCCGCACCGTGCGGCCGACCATCCGCCAGCAGCCGCGGCACATGCCCCAGCCCGGGCGGAACTCACCGGCGATCGTCGTCACCACCGGGGCGGCGATATCGGCATGGCAGCACTCGCAGCGGTTCATGCCGCACCGCCTGCCGGCGGTGCTTCCACCCCGAGGATTTCGGCCTTCACCTGCTCGATGAAATCGGCGGTGAGGCCCTTGGCCTTCGCCACCTTCTCCACCGCCTCGCCCACCTTGCCGGCGAATTCCTTCTCGACCTTCTGCCGGCGGCCCGACGAGATGTTCTGCGCCTGGGCGGCCGAGCGCAGCGCGTCGGCCATCGACTTGGCCTCCTTGGGCTCGAACCCGGCCTCGCCCCCGGCGGTCACCAGCTCGAAGACCAGCGTCTTGATCGCCTCGGCCGCGAGGATGGTGAGGTTGTCGGAGGACTGCGCGTCGAAGCTCACCGCCAGGGCGTTCGAGATCTCGCGCGTCTGGTCCATGCGCCGCGTCAGGGTGGCGAGCTTGATCGAAAAGCGGTTGAAGGCCGACTTCGACGGGATGGCGAACTCGAGCTCGCCATGGTGCTCGGCCTGCAGCGCCTGCAGCTTGCCGAAGAACTCCTGGTAGATGTCGAGCTGGGTCCGCTTGTTCTGGCGCAGCTCCTCGTTGGCCCAGGCGACGATGCCGTCGCACTCGGGCGGCAGCTTCTGGATCGAGCTGAGCTGGCCGCGTCCCTCGGCCATGTCAGTGCACCGGCGAAGGACGCGCGATGCCCTCGATCACCACCCGCCGCTCGGCATGGTCGAGGCCGCGCCGGGTGATCTCCGCCACGAACACGCTCCCCACCTCGGTGAAGGTGACGGCGCCGAGTTCGTCCATGGCGCGGATCTGGGTGCGGACCCACTCGCGGGAGCGGGTGATGCCGAAAGCATCGAGCACCCGCATCAGCACGGTTTCGTTGAGGCGGCCGTCCACCTGCCGCGCCAGCTCCTTGAGGATGACCAGGCGCCCGTCCTGTTCGATGGCTTCGTTGTAGTTCATCAGTGCTTGGCCTGGTCGAGCAGGAAGTTTTCGATACGGTGGGCGGTGCGCTCCACCGCCTGCAGGCTTTCGGCCACCACGTTGATCGAGCCGGTGAGCTCGGTCACCTTGAGATCGAGGGCGTGCACCGTGTCCTTGGACGGCATCTGCGCGAGCGCGTTCTTCAGCAGCTGGATTTCGGTTCCCTGCTGCGCCACCAGCGCCCGCAGGGCCTCGATCTCGGCGCTGTTGATCTTCGAGCGGCTGGTCAGCCAGGCGTAGATCACCGTGCCGATCGAGAGCACCGAAGTGCCCAGCGCCGCGAAGTTCCGGAGGGCGTCGATATCCATCAGGGTCGCCCACCCGAGTAGAGGAGGCCCAAGACAAACCCCGCGACTGCGCAGACCAGAATGAACGCGACGGAGAACATCAGGCCTTCTCGCCCTTCTTGAACGTGCCGCCGCGCATCAGCTCGAGCACGGTATGCCCGCCCATGTGCAGCGCCAGATAGGCGCCGGTCAGCGTCATCAGGATGGTGAGGTCGGGCGCCGGCACCGGCGCGCCGCCGAGGAGCCGCAGCCCGGCATTGACCAGGTGCACCGCGACCAGGGACCAGCCCCAGAACGCCATCAGCACCCACTGCCAAACCCAGAGCCAGGCGCCGGCCGCGCCGCCCTCCTTGATCTGGGCCGAGAGCAGCTCGTTGGTCATGCGCTGGCTGTCGTTCGCCGCCTTCCACAGCTCGGCTTCGGCCAGCAGCTGCTGCGCGATCGCGCCCTCGGCCCAGCGCACCAGGCCCTCGGCCTGTTGCGGGTCGGCCGCCTGCACCTCGGTGATCTTCTTTTCGATGGCGACGGGCTCGGGCGCGACGCCGAAGGCCTGGCCGAGCGCCTCGAGCGCCGCCTTGGCGAGTTCGCCCATGTCGTCGCCGAAGCGCTTGGCGATGATGCCGGCGAGCGCCTTGCCGCCAAGGCCGAGCAGGATGCCGGAGAGCCCGTCCATCACGCCTTCCCCGCTTCGTGGAGCAGCGCCGCCGAGACCCGCGCACCCTTCCGCGCCCTCAGGATCAGCCACACCGCCACGCCCACCATCACGGCGCCGAGGCCGAAGAGCAGCAGGTCGGCCCAGGGGATAGCGTCATGCGCCACCACCCCGCCGCCGCCCGTCACCAGGCCGCCGCCGCCGCTGCGCGCCCCGTTCGCCATGTCGGTCGAGGCGCGCTTCTCGGTCGCGCCGGCCTCGTCGACGAGAACGGCCTTCTTGCGCGCGGCGGGCATCGGCGCGGGCTCGCGGCCGGAGAGGGCCCATTCCTTCTGCGCCAGTTTGGCCCAGAGCTTGCGGCTGTCGTAATGCTTGATGCCGGCCCGCAGATAGGCGCGCTCGAAGGCCTCGACCTTGTCGTCGAGCGTGTCGGCGGCAAGGGTGCGCGGCAGCGCCTTCGCCTCGGCGCCCTTCAGTTCCAGGAACAGCCAGGCGTAGTTGGCCTCGTCGCTGGCCGGGTCGAGCCGGTTGCGGGCGCAGTAGGCCTCGAAGGCGCGCCGCCGCGCCGCCGTCCACTGGTACCAGCCCCAGCCGCCGCGCGAACCCTTCACCGTGGGCTTGAGCTCCTGCAGGTCGGTGAAGCCGTAGCTCTCGTGCCCGCCATTGCCGACGATGGCGAAGGCGTCCTGGTGGTTCATCGGGAAGTCGCCGAGCAGGTTGGCGACGATGCCGGAGCTCTTGGAGCGGAAGGTGTCGATGGCGTTCATGCGGGCCCCCAAAGCGGTTGGCGCAGCCAGAGCGTGGGGTCAAAAAAAATGCCCCCTTGCGCAAATCGCTTGCGCGGGGTGCAATGTGCCGTCGCCGCTTATCCCGATAACCCCGGAACGGTTTCCGGCTCACCATAACCCCAAAGCGGTTGGCGCATGCCAGAGCGTGGGGCAAGAGACGCTAGAACAGGTCGCCCTGGTCCTCGTCGTGATCGCCGCGCAGCCGCCGCTTCCAGTTCCGCACCGTCCGCTCCGTCACCTTCATGCGCAGCGCCCGCTCCGCCAGGCTGCCGGGCTGGGCCAGCTCGTCGCGCCAGCGCTCCGTCTTCTGCGCGGCGTGGGCCAGCGGCACCTCGACGCGCGACTGGTGGTTGGAGCGGAAATGCGCGCAGATCCGGTTGGCCGCCTCGAGCCCCACCACTTCGGCCAGCCAGTGCCGGGCCGTCACGCGGCGCGGCAGGAAGATGGTCGAGCCGCCGCGGGCCCTGACGAGCGCCCACATCGCCTCGACGCCGGCGACGTCGGCAATCTCCTCGAGCACGAGCGGCAGGCCGTGGGTCATGGCTGGCTGGCCCATCCCCGCCTGAGGGCGGTGACCACCACCACGTAGGGGCGGCGGCCGGTCACGGCGGGCTCTTCGGCCAGCACCAGGCGGACGCCCTCGATGGCGACGCCGACCGCGCCGAGCGCGGCGCCGTTCATCGCCATGCCGGCGACGTGGCGGCGCACCGCCTCGACATCGAGGCCGTGCTGGCGCTCGAGGTAGCGCAGCACCGCGTGGTCGGTCACGTCCAGGTGGACTTCACGGGCCTTCATCGCTGGTAATACCTCAATTCGTGCCCCTCCGATTCCGGGAACTCCGGCACGGCCCGCAGCGGCTTCATCCCGTGGTCGCGGGCTTCGCCCGACGACTGGGGCGCCAGCTCGAGGCGCAGCAGCTCCGTCGTCACCAGCCGCAGCCGGCCGACGATCTCGGGCCGGCCGCGCGGCGCCGCCGCCACCAGGGCAGCGAGCATGTCGCGTTCGATCCGCAGCGCCTCGAGTCGGTCCATCAGTTGGCCGCCCGTCGCTTCAGCGCGCTGAGCTCGTCCCAATCCTCGACAAGCTGCTCGCTGGCCACCTCGGCGACGAGGGCGATGCGCTGGGCCGCGGCGGCGGGCGTACCGCCGAACATGAAGGCATGAGCCTTGAGCACCTCGGCCAGCGCCGACGCACGTACCAGTTCCGAGGGTTCGCCATCGAGCAGCTCGCCGATGGCGAGCGTGAGATCGTAAACCAGATCACCTTCGTTGCTTTCGCTGCCGCTCATCGCCGGTCTTCTCCCGTGCTCTGCCTGACGCCAGCCGCCTGCCTGATCCTGTGGCCCAGAGCCTGCATCAGCCCCCGCCGGTCGACCGGCTCGCCCAGCCGCCACTGGGCCCAGCCCTGCGCCTCCGGGTCGCCGGCCGGCGTATCGGTGTCGAAGCCGAGAAGCCGCCCCTGGGCGGCGAGCACCGCATCCTCGGGCTCGTCGTGGTCGGCCCACTCGACGCCGCCCTCGCGCGCCAGCCACGCCTTCAGCGCCTCGATCACTCGGGTGGCATCGGCCGGGTTGCGCAGGAACCGGGTGTGCTGGATCTTCGTCTGCCGCTCGAGGAAGCTCAGCATCGCCTCGTCGGTGCGCAGCCGCACCACGCCGAGGTTCCACCCCGAGATCCACAGCGCCTGCAGCTTGCCGGCATAAGGCCCGCCGAGCTTGCCTTGGGCGGCGGCGCCGGCGCCGCGCACCTCGCGCTGCAGGGCCTGCATCACCTTGACCTGCTCGCCCACGCTCATGTCCCGCAGCGAGCGCTTGCCGACCTCGCGCGCGTAAAAATCCCGGGCCGTGTCGTCGTCGAGCCCTAGCTCCCTGCGCAGCCCATAGATCGCCTGGTGGGTGGTGCTCATGGCGCCACCCCGGCCAGCGACCGCATCAGCCCGCGATAGAAAGTCGATTCCTCGGCCCGTGCCGCTGGCAGCTCGCCATCCGGCTGGCGCATGGCGCTGAGCGTCGCCACGCGCACATCGACAAAGGCCCGGCCGAGCGCGAACTGCGTCTCGTCACACGCGCGCTGCAGCTCGTCCGCCATCTGCAGCATAATGGCGTCGGGCACCCGCAGCAGAATCCGCGCCCGCTCCTCGGCCGACGCCGCCGTCCGGATCAGCCCGGCAACATGAAACTCGTCGGGGCTCATTCATCGCCTCCGGTGTCGAGCAGCGCCGAAAACAGCCTGTCGTCGGCCACGATGGCCAGCACGTCCGTGACCAGCTGCCGCACCGACAGGCCGCGCTTTTGCGCCTCGAGACGGAGGCGCGTGCGCTGCTGCGCCGACAGCTTGTCGGTGTAGTGGATGCCCCCCGCGTCGCCATTGGCGGCGCGCCCGAGGCGGATGAGGTTGCCCACCCCGCGGGGGTTGATCCCCAGCGCCAGGGCGATTTCGCCATGCGTTCGGCCCTCCTGCCGGAGCGCCCAGGCGGCGGCTGACTTGCTCTTGTAGCCGAGCACCGGATGCAAGTTGCTCATCGCACCGTCTCCGCATAGAGGATGTCCTTGGGCGACCAGGCGGCGACCGACACCACCTTGCATTCGCGCGCCAGCGGAAACGCCTTGAGCACCGCGTCGAGCTTGGTCCGCAGCACCTGGTAGGCGTTGGCCTTGTCCGTCACCCAGCCGAGCCCGTCCATGCGCAGCCAGCGCCCGTCCGGATGCTGCAGCCGTACCCACTTGCTGGGCGGGTCCACCGGCCCGCGGCGCACCGGCGCCGTGGCCTTGCGGAGCGGCTGACGACGCGCCACCGGCAACGGCTCGAAAGCCGCGATCGACCGCCCCGCCTGCTCGTCGCGCAGCCGCTCGAGCCGCGCCGCCTGTTCAGGCACCGGCTCCACGGGAGCGACGGCGGGCGGCGCTTCGCCCCGCATCACCGCGACAGCCGCCTCCACCACCGGCTGCAGTGCCTCGACCAGTTCCGGCGAAGGCGGCGAGCGATCGGGCGTGGTGATGGTGTAGCTGATCCCCTCCAGCACCGGCGTCTCGCGCTCCGGCACGGCCGTAGACTCCACCACGGCTGCCGCGGCGGCGGCCGGCTGCTCGACCCAGCCGCCTGGGGTCAGGAGCGAAGGGATGGCGTCGATCGCGGCGCCGACCTCCGTCACCCGGCGGGCCGGCTTCGGCCGCTTCGGAGCTGGCGTCGGCTCGCCTTGCCCGAGCCGGAGGCCCAGCCGCTCCGCTTCCCCGGCCAGCGAATAGAGGGTGACGTGGAAATGCGCCGCGAGCTGCGCCGCGCCCATGGTGCCGGCGAGCCGCCCGAGCTCGGCCGAGCGTTCCGGCGTCCACGCCATGGCGAGCGACAGGCCGAGCGACCTGGCCTTGAGGAACAGCGGGTTGCGGTTCACCCCGAGCTCGGCCATCAGCTCGGTCGCCGGCACCCGGCCGGCCTTGGCCTTGAGCGTCGCGAGCATTGCGTCGGTCCAGGTCACCGCTGAGCGCCGCCCGCCGTGGGGCGCCCGCATCAGGGCAATGCCGTGCGCCTTGGCCGCGAGCCGGATGGCGCCATCGGTACAGCCGAACCGCGCCGCCAGCGCCAGCACCGTCATGTCGGGCGCCAGCCGGCGCAGCTCGTCGAGGTCGATCTTGAGGCCGTTTTCCACCAGGCCGAGCTGCAGGTCGTGTTCCTTGGCCAGGCGATAGAGCGTCGACTTCCTGAGCCCAACCGCCGCCTCGAGCTCCTTCACCGGCATGGTGCCGGCGAGCTGGCGCAGCAGCGGCAGCTTCTCCTCGGTCTTGCCGCGCTTCGCTTTGGCTGCCTTGACGATGGGCGCCGCCCGGGACTTTGCCGCCAGATCCTGGAGCCGCTCCGAGATGCTGACCGCCTCCGCGATCGGGTCGGCGGCCGGCGCCGCCTCGCTGGCGGTCTCCTGCGCTACTTCCGGCTCGGCTGCGAGCTCGAGCAACGCCTCGGCGAAGAGGCGCACCGCCTGCCGCATCTTGGTCGCGGCTGGGTCCTGGAGGGCCGCGAACAGGTTCATCTGCCGCCTCCCAACTGCCCGATGTCGATGCCCGCCACAAGGGCGCCGATCGACACGATGGTGGCGAGGGCGCAGATGGCCGCGAGCCGCACCCAGCCCGGAACGTCCGGCTCGCGCCGCCCCAGCTGCTGGCGGGGCTTGCCGAAAGGATGCGCGCTCATCGCCCGTCCCTTTCCACCGCTGCCGCCATCTGGCGGATGGTCTCGGCCGTCAGCCCTTCGACGATGATGGGCTGCTCCTTGAAGGTGCGCGCCTCGAGCTTCAGGGCCCAGCTCCAGTTGCCGGCCTGGTCCTCGCCGCCCTGCAGCACCGCCTTCTGGCCGTGGGCCGAGTAGCCGACGTTGATCGAAACGAGAGTTGTCCTGCGGGCGCCGCTCATGCCGCACCCCCCAGCCGCTTGCGGGCGCCGACGCACCAGTTCCTCAGGGCGCTGTCGATGCTCATGGTGCTCGCGGCGCGGACGCCACCCAGGGACACCGTGTGGTTGCCGTTCTGCTCGCCGAAGCGGGCCCCCTGCTGCTCCAGATCGTAGGCAAGCGCCTGGACGGCCTTGTCGTGGTCGTGGCGCTGTTCCCAGGAGCGCGCCGGCAAGGCCGCCAGCCGCTCGTCCACCAGGGCGAGGAGCCGGGTCAGCTCCTTGCGCTTGTCCTCGTGCATCAGCATCGGCGCCCCCTATGCCTGAGCCAGATCGATGGTCACCGAGAGCCAGTCGGCCTCGGGCGAGCTGCGCATACCGAAGCGCACGTACTCCTTGCGGCCGACGATCCGCATGGCGTCACGGATGGCCGCCATGGCCTTCTGCCAGCGCTCGTCCTCGATCTCGAGGCGGAGCAGCATGAAGATCTCGGAGCGGTTGATCTGGCCTTCCTTGTCGGTGTTGAAGGCGCGGGTGACGATGGCCTGGATTTCCGGCCGCGCGTCGGCCGACCATTCGTTGAGGCAGGCGTCGAGCAGGCTTTTGGCGACCTGCAGCTCGGGCCCGAAATCGACATAGTCGGCCACCTGCACCGTCACCTTGAACAGGCCGTCGACGGTCATGTAGGTGCGGTTGCCCTTGCCCTTGTTGCCGCGCTTGACGAGCCCGTATTGCTGTTCGAGCAGCTGGTCGAGGGCGGCGAGGTCGGCCATGGTATGGGCCTTGAAGCGCTCGACCTGGTCGGAAAGGGCGATCGCGTAGCCGAGTATCTTGCGGACCGTCTCGTCCTGCAGCTTGTCCTGCGGCTTCACCAGGGGGAGCGGCACCAGGTTGCCGCGGGCGTCGGGCATATACTCCTTGCCGCCGAGCGACTGGATGCCTGAAGGCACCGGCGCGGGCGTGAACGACGTGCTTTCCATGGCTCAGGCCTCCAGCTGGTGCCGGTTGCCGTCGCGATCGACAGCGACGATGCCGGTGGTGGCGGCGGCGCCGAAGCCGCTCGACGCCGGCGCAATGCTGGTCACCTCGACGATCTTGCGGTCGTGCCCTTCGGCGTCCTTGCCGGTCACGGTGATGAACCCGCCGGAGCGGCGGGCAGTCCACTTGGTCAGCTTCACTGGGGAAACTCCTCTTCAAAGCGGGTTTTGAGGGCGTTGAAAGCGAGGTCGAACTCCTCGCGCGCCGCGCCGACGGCGTGGGCCAGCGCGTCGTCCTGGACGGGTGAATCGATCTGGGCGCCTTCGGCCGTGATCAGCTCGTCCCAACACCGGAGCAGGATGGCGAGCCGGGCGGCGAGCGAGGTCGGCAGCGGCGGCCGGGCGCCCGCGAGGGTGGCGAGCGCTACGCTCTGGGCGCTGTCCATCAGCTCGGCCAGGGCCGCCCGGCCGTCGTCGGAAAGGAGGTGGAGCGGCCCCTTCGGCACGATCGTCACCTCGAAGTCGACCTCGACCTCCGCCGGCTCCACCACCGGCCCCATGGCGAGGGGCGCGCTCATCGCCCACCGCCTTCCGGCCGCGAGCGCCGCACATTGGCGAGGATCACGACATTGGTGGGCCGCGCCATGTCGGCGAGGTATTCCGGCCGCTCCGGCTCGGGCACGTAGCAGCCCTCGAACCCCGCCGGCTGCGGCTCGGCGCAGCGGCAATCGAAATGTTCCGGCTGCGGCTCGCGCGGCTTGAGCCGGCCCTCGGCGCCGATGGCCTTCAGCACGCCCTGCGCGGCTTCGAGCGCCTCGGCGCCGAGCCGCAGCTGCTCCTGGGTGTCGCGGTGGATGGCGGCCAGATCGATGCGGACGGCTTCGAGCCCGGTGTCGAGTGCGTCGGCCGTCGTCCCGTCGAGCATCCGGTTGCGCATGCCGCGCACCACGATCCGCATCTTGTGCAGCATGACGCCGATCTGGCGCACCTTGTGTTCGATCACCGCCGTCCCCGTGATCGCGGGGCCGTCCAGGTCAGCCGCCATGGCTAGCCTCCTTGTCCTGAAAGTGCTTGGAAACCGGGCAGCGCCGGCAGGCGTGGTACATCCGCACGCGGAAGGCGCTGGTCGCCGCCCGCGGCTTGTCCTGCCAGTCGAGGCAGGTCTTGCGGTCGATCACCTCGAGCTCCGGGCAGGCGACCGTGGCGCCCATCAGCGCGCCACGGGTCTTCTGCTCCACCTTGCCGAGGTCGCCCGGGTACTTGTTCGCCAGCACCTGGCTGACGAGGCCGCCCGAGTAGCCGATCGCCAACCCGGCGCCCTTGAGCCCGTCGCGATCGGCTAGTTCGGCGAGGGCGACGATCCAGTCGGGCGGTTCGCCCGCATGGGCGTCGCGCGCCTTCTCGGCGAAGCTCCGCTCGTCGGCATTGCGGCCGCCGCCGCTTTCCGGGCCGCGCCTCATGGCACGTCCTCGATCGTCACCGGCGAGACCACCTCGCCGCGGTTGCGGTCGATGACCAGGCCACGGGTGCGACTGACCAGCGGCGCCAGCGGTCCGGTATTCATCCGCCGCACCAGGCGATAGACGGTCAGCCGGTGGTTGGCCGCCGGCTGCAGCACCGCCAGATAGCCGGCGTAATGCAGCGTCTTGAGGTAATCCTTGGCCGCGGCGAGGCTGATCGGCACCACGTCGGTGGAGGCGAGCAGCTGCAGGTTCGTGGCGTCGATTCCCGGCGTGGCCTGGCTCCCCCTCAGGATGTTCCACATCTGCTGCCGGCCGAGCCCGTAGAGGCCCGGACTTCCATCCCGGCGCAGCGAGGGTGCGGCCGCCGCCCGCTTGACCAGGCGGTAGGTCCGCGCGCGCTGCGGTACGGTCGGCCGCCACTCCGAGGCGACTTCGACCCAGCCATGCGCCGCCACATATCCGCCGCGCACGAGGCGGCGCACATAATCGCCGACGCTGTCGACATGCGCCTGGGTTTGCGCGGCGATCTCGGAGACGGTGAAGGGTTGGCCGGCCGTCGCCTTGATGACGGTCCAATAGTGCTCGATCCCGACGAGGCGGGCGTTGTACGGCTTGTCCATTTTCAGCCCGCCTTGCCGGCGCGCCGCGGCGTCTCGCCCGAAACGATCGGGCCCTTGTAGGTCGCAAGGTCGATCGACCTGAGGCCGGCATTGTTGGCGTAGTTCAGCACCGCGTGGAGCGTGGTGGCGATGCGCCGGGCCCGGCCGTTGGTCTTGATCCGGATGGCCTCGATCAGGTCATCGGCGACGCTCACCTGGTCGCGCAGCACTGCCCGCGCCAGGTGCCGGGTGTCCTCGGCGTCACAGGGCTGGAACAGCACCCAGTCGAGCACCCGGTTGTGCACCCGCTCGAAGCTGGCGAGCTTGGTCGGCAGCTCCTCCTCGCCGATCAGCACGATCGGCGCCTGCGTCGTCTCGTAGATGTCGCGCACCAGCTCGATCTGCTTCTTGTCGACGAGCTTGTCGGCCTCGTCGATGATCAGCGGCCGGTCGGGCCGGTCGCCCATCGTGTCGATGATGTCGTCCATCATCCGGCTGATGGTGCCGCGCGGCCTGGCGCCGAGCTCGATCAGCAGGTTTTCGCAGAAGGTCTTGGCGCTCCAGTAGGAGCGCGCCTCGATATAGGTGCAGCCGGCCTTGTTCTGCGCATATTGCGCCGCCACCGACTTGCCGAAGCCCGATGGCCCCGAGCCCACCCCGATGCCGGGCAGGCCTGCCGGCCGGTCCCGCAGCGTCACCACCAGCGTCATCAGCGCTGCGACATTCTTGAGCGGAGCCACCGAGTGCCCGCCTGATCCGTCCCCTACAGTCACGACAATGTTCCTCTTCGTTATCGTTTCGGGCCCTCCGTCCGCTGAGGCCCCCGCGTAGTCCCCCTCCCGCCACCCGCGCCCGGGCGGCGGAGGGCCGTCTCAAAGCCGCATCGCGTCTCCGAAATCGTCATGCATCTGGCTCATCGCCTTGAACTCGGGGCCGGTGCGGTAGCCGCCCAGCCACAGCAGGTCCGCCGCATCCAGCGTCTCCCCGGCCGCCAGGCGCTCGGCCAGTTCCATGGCCCGGCGGAAGCGCTGCTGCGGCGTCTCGCCCGCGCGCAGGGGCCGGATGTTGCCGGCCGCCGGCTGGTTGCTCCGCTCCGGCTCATGCGCCGCGAACAGCGCCACCAGCTGCTCGTGCTCGGCCTGGGCGGCCGGTGACAGGGCCGCCGCCTCGACCGGCGCGGCGGCCCCGGCGGCCGCGTCGAGGGCCGGCGTCGAGTGCTCGGCGCTCGGTCGCGGGAAGGCGACGAGGTTGTCGGCCCTGGCGCGCGCCACGTTGAGCTGGGCATCGGCCACGGCGCGCGGGCCGATCTTGCGCATCGCCGCCCGGATCGGCTTCAGCTGGCCTTCGAGCAGCGCCTGCTGCTCCGCCTTGACCCGCATCGCCGTCGCCACCGGGTCGAGCCCCAGCAGCGCCGGGCACTCGGCCACCCCGAGGAAGGTCTCGCCATCGGCCTCGAAGACGAAGAGGCGCCCGAGGTCGGCCGGGTCCATGCGGCAGAAGACCTGCCGCCCCACCTGCACCGTGCCGATATAGTAGGCCTCGCCGCCCACCCGGATGCCGGTCTTGGTCACCGTCCGCATGCCGTCCCCGCCCACCACCGGGGCGAGCAGGATGTCGAGCGCCTGCGGGTTGGAGATCCGCCGCACCTGGCCGGCATAGCCCGCCGCCTTCTGAAACGGCGTCATGCCGCCGATGCCGTCATGGGCCGAATGCGCGTAGATCGCCGCCGCCCACTCGTCGGCATAGGCTGCCGCCTCGGCCTCGGTCATGTCGGCATCGAACAGGTGCGCGTCGTCGAGCCCGAGGCGCTGCGAGAAGGCCTTGCGCTTCTCGATGACGCTGCGCTGCCCGACATTGTGGCCGATGAAGCCCGGAATGGTAGCGGCGAAATCGCGCTGGAAGGTGCCGATCACCCGCTCGACCAGTGGCTTGGACCGTGGCGAATAGGGCGGGCTGAGCTCGATCTCGATGCCGAGCGCGCTCAGCAGGCGCTGCGTGGCGTGGGCGGTAAAGTCCGAGCCGTTGTCGGTCTTGATGCGCTCGGGCACGCCCCAGCTCAGGATGCACTTGCGGACCAGCAGCCCCACCGCCTCGGCCCGTGGCGTCGCCGTCACGGTGATGATGGTGCGGCGCGAGAACACGTCGACGGCGGCATAGATCGTCTGCCGCTTGCCCGAGAGCATGATGGCGTCGAGCGGGGAGGCGTCTATCTGCCAGCACTCATTGAGCCGGTCGGCCCGGCTGGTGCCGAGCGCCACCATTTCGACGCGGCTGCGATAGCCGTCCGGATCGCGGATTTTCAAGAGCGCATTGGCATATTCGTCGCGCCAGGCGCTGAGCTGCATCTGGAAAGCCCGCCGCGTCGGCACCTTGACCGCCTTGCCGCCCACGTCGAGCAGGCCCCGCGGGGCGAAACGGTCGATCACCGCGTTGCGGATATGGTCCGAGGAGAGGAACTGGTTCTTGGCGAGCAGCGCGAGGATGAAGGTCTTGACCTCACCGCCCGCGGCCCGCGCCAGCACCCCCGTATCCTTGCGGTTGAGTGCGGGATCATGGCCCAGCGCTTCGGTGCCGTGGGCCCTGGCGGCCGAACGCCAGCGCGCCAGCGAGCGCACCGACAGCTTGCCGATCAGCGGCCGCACCCAGGGCGCGATTTCCGTCTGGCCGGAATTGTAGAGTGAGACGAAGAAGCCGTCCGAGGCGACGATCGAGAGCCCGTTGCCGGCGCGGTAGCGGTCGGCGGCCTTGAGGATGGCGAGGCGGGCGTCGCGGTTCTTGCGGCCCGTCCCGGTCAGGGCGTCGCCTTCCGGAATGGACGGCGCCGCAGCGGCGATTTCGGCCGGTGTGGTCGCCACCTTGACGAAGCTGGAGAGGTAGTGGAGCCGCGCCGGCGCCGGCAGCAGGTCGAGGTGGTATTCGAGCCCGCCACCACCCTCGCGCCCCCGGCGCTGCCGGCACTGCGCCGGATAGCGGTCCCAGCCCTCGGCCACGGCCCGCTTCTGCACGCCCCGTTGCGTCGTCGGCAGCCCCGGCAGCTTGCCCTCGATCGCGAGGTCCGCGATCTCCGTCGCGGTCAGCCAGACCTTCACTGGGGTCCTCCCCTGCGAAGCGGGGGAGGGGAACCAGCGAAGCTGGTGGAGGGGGCGGCCGCGCCTTCTTCCCCTCGCCCCTCCGGGGAGAGGGTGGCCGCGCCAGCGGCCGGGTGAGGGGCAGCGGCGGCGGTGATCGCCCGTACGTGCTTGCCGACCTTGGCCAGCAGCGCCTCGACCATCTGGCCGGCAAAGCGCGGCGTATTGGCTTCACCGAGGTCGATCGACGCCTCGTAAACCGCACCGCCTTCGCCCGTTTGCACGGAAATCGTCAGAACGCTGTCGCTCACCGCTGCGCCCCCCGGTACTGGGCATCGGCGGCGGCGGCTTCGCGCTCGGCGAGGCGCTGCAGCTCCTTGGCGCGCTCGCGCCGGATCAGCCATTCGTAGCGCTCCGGCACCACGATCAGCCCCAGCGATTCGAGGAGGGTGTTGAGCGGCCGCGGATCGCCCGTCACCGCCACCAGGGCGGCGAGGCGGGCGGCCGAGATCGAGTGCTCGGCGCCCTGGCTGGCATATTTGTCGAGCATGGCCTTGGAGCAGTCCTCGCCCAGGAACTCGCCCATCGCCGCCGCGATGTCGCCGCGTGGCCGGGCGATGGCGTCGAGCGTCGCCTTGACGGCGCGGCTGAGCTTGCCCGCCAGCGTCTCGGCCCGCACCTGCTCGGGCGCGAACCGCGCCACCACCTCGGGCGGCTTGAAGTCGCGGAACAAATCGAGCGTGATCTCGTCGCGCGCCATCAGATCAGCCCCTCGTCGCGCAGCACCGGGATGATCTCGTCGGCATAGGCGGTCCACAGCGGCCGCCGGGCCGCCGCCGAGAGGCGCTGCATGTTGCCGGCCACGGCGTTGAAGCGCTTGTCGTCGACCGACTTGAGCCGCTTGCCCTGGGCCAGCACGATGGCGTCACCGACCGTGGCGGCGCCTGCCGGCACCGCGAGCAGCAGATCCAGCACCCTGTCCTGCAGCCCGTAGGCGAGGGCGCTCAGCTGCTGCAGGGCCGACTGGTTGTCGGCGAGGCGGCTGCCGGCGAGCCGAGCCCGGGCGGCTTGCCCGAGCCCCTCCCAGATCGCCACCTTCATTTCCACCGCGCGGCGCCCGAGGCCGGTGCTCTCCGACGCGACCGACCAGAACGCAAACTTTGCGTTCTGGTGGTCAAGTCCCTGTTTTTGCTTAACCTGGCCCTTGCGGTTGCCGCCGTTGGCGGTCTCGGGATGAAGCCGAAGGTGGATCGCCTTGTATTCGGCGAGGAAGCGGCACTCGTCGAGCGCCACGAGGCGGCGCCGGGCGATCGCCTCGATGATTTCGGGCAGCCGATAAAAGCGGGGGTCGACCTCCGGGCGGTCGCACCATTCGGCTTCGACCGCGGTCCAGCCGGCGAGCCGCGCCGCCTCGAGGCGGCCCACGCCGAAGCCGAACCCGTCGAGGGTGAAGCGGCCCGAGGGCTCGCGCACCAGCCGGATCGGCTGCAGCTGCCCCACTTCGGCATAGGTCGAGGCAATGAGGCCTTCCCAGGCCTCGTCGCGCGCCCGCAGCCGGTCGTCGGCGACGTCGATCAGGTGGAGAGCCACCGGGCCGCGCCGCAGCGCCGGGGCAAAGGATGAGGCGGGACCGGCCGTGGTGTGCATGGGAATGCCGGTCCCGCCCATGCCGGCGCTCGGGGGCGCGCCGGCCTCGACCGCGGCGGCGGGGAGGGAAGCCTCCGCCACGGGAAGGGATGTTACGATGTCGAGCTGCGGTGCGGCGCGATGGCGGCGCTCGGCCGCCTCGCTGCTGTCCATCGCCCGCTTCAAAATCGCGCCCGGACGGCTCATGCGGCCCTCCGGCGTTCCACGAATGCCGACGATTTTGGACTCGTGCCGCGCTTGGGTTTGTGACTAGCTGCGCGTCGCCGGTCGCGGCGGTTGCCGTTCTCGTCGAACCATTCGGGCCAAAGCTCCTGTGGTTTGACGCCGAGGTACTTCGCTATGGCGCGATTGGCACTGGGAATCGGCTTACGAAGACAGCGGTTGAAAGAGGAGGCGGCCATCGTGTTCGCGCGCGCCAGCGCGGCGAGCGACGTGCCGGCCTTCCAGACTAAGGCAATAACGTCAGCGGGGTGTGTGTTGACTAACGAAGCCACTTTGAACCCTATAAGGTGTCAATTGACACCAGTAGGCACAGCTACCGATGCTTCGTCAAGGGCCGAGTGACTCGAAATGCACTCCGACGACACCTTTTCGAGTCATCACGGTGGCGATGACGATCTCCGCTGGGCGCGCAACGGCCTTGGTTTCGAGCTTGGGGTCAGCACCTGGCGCGATCGCGTCGGGGCGATCGTTCATTCCAGCGGATCACGGGCGAATGCCGCGGCGCTCATGGGCGCCTCGCTGCACGACATCAAGAACTGGCTGAACAAAGCCCGTAGCACCACGACGCCGCGCGATCCCCAGGCCATCGCCGACGCGGCCGGCATTTCGGTGGATTATGTCGTCTCCGGCGTTCCGAAGATCCCGAGAGATTTCGAAGTCGAGCTCGACCGCCTCAACAAGCTCAAGAGCGAGTTCGTCCCGGCGGGCACGACCACTGCCCGGCGCAACGCCCTGCGCCAGCTCGTCGACCAGCTGAGGGCCGAGATCGAGGCGCGGCGGCTCGCCGCCACCGGGCCGCAGCACACGACCGCCACGCGACTCCTGCCGCGCGCAGCAGGGCTTGCCGACCAGCCCGATGGCCTGGTGCTGCTGCCGGTGATGACGACCAGGCTGGGCCAGGCGGCACTGGGCGAGGAACCTTCGCCGCTCGCCTTGTCCGAAGAGTGGCTGGTGCGCCAGCGCCTCGACGCCACCGAGTTGGGTGTGCTCGAGCTGCAGGGAGCTCTTTATGTCGTCGATACCGCGCCGCGCGCCCGGTCCCTCGCTGACCGCTGCCTCTATGCCGTGCTCGAGACCGGCGAGCGCCTCGCCGTCTGCCAGTGGCTGCGTCGCCCCGATGGCGTCGGCGAGCTTGTGCTCGTCGGGCGGACGACGGGTCTCGACCCCCGCCGCAACCCGGCTGATATCGTCGGCCGTGTCGTCTACGAACTCGCGCCGCGCTGAGTAAAATACATAGTTCAAAGGGTTGAGGTACAAGCCCGCCCCCCCAGCTGCTTGCGTTAATCCTGTCAGGCTAGGGCTTTTACGGAGGGCTTCAAGTCGAATGCGGATGTGTATTAGGTTCAAACTGTAGAACTGGGGAAAGCCCGCCAGAAAGCGGGCTTTAAAGGGGGTTCAAGTGGGCATCGTCTCAGCGGTTTTCCGCGTCGTCTTCGGCATCGTCTTCGGCTTTCTCTGCTTCATCGCCCTGAGCCCGGCCCTCGCCGCGCTCCTCAACGGGGTCACCAACGGCTCCGTCGCCGCGCTCGCCGTCCTGGTCGTGCTTGGCGCCCTCGTCGGCTTCTTCTCGACCTCCATTCGCCGCGCCTTCGGCTGGTCCTTCCTCGGCCTGGCGCTGAGCGTCGTGGCCCTGCCGCTCTCCACCATGCTGCTCGCCGGCCGGGTCGCCGTCGACGCCGCCAACGCCGCCGACGCGGGTGAAAAGGGCGCCACCGTGATTGGCGCCGGCATCGCCGGCACTTTGCTCACCGGGGGCGCCGCCATCATCGGCTTCTTCCTCGGCGCCATCTTCCTCGTCGTCGCCCTGGTCCTCCTCCTCGGCGGCCGGCGCGAAGTCATCCTCGTCGACCGCGCCACCGGCCGGCGCGCCCGCGGCGAATCCTTCGCCGATGACGACTACGAGGAGCCCCGGCTGCCGCGCGGCCGCACTGCGCCCCGCATCGAGCCGCCGCTGCGTTAACCGGCCTTCTTCACCAGCACCAGGCCGTGCGGCGGGGCCGGCGCCATCGCCGCGCGCGGCCGTGGGTTGATGGTCACTGGCGGCTCCGGCGCCGGCGGCGGCACGAACCACTCGATCCGCACCGAATGGGTACCGCAGAGCGGGCAACTGAGCTTCGTTTGCAGCCGGTCCAGCGGAAAGTCGCTGCCCAGCGCCGCGATCAGCGACAGCACGTCGAGGTCGATGAGCTCGGGGCAGGCCGTCGTCGATTTGAGCGAAGCCAGCCGCCGCCCGCAGGTGAGCGTCGCCTGCCATTGGCCTAACCTGGCATGGTAGAGCGTGGCCCAGTGGTCGACCGGCGGCACGATGGGCCGCGCCCCGCAATTGTCGGCCGGATCGGCCATGGCGAGGTTGCACCGCCCGGCCGCCGCCACCGCCAGCGCCGCCTCCTTGAGCGTCAACGCCTCGCCGAAGCGCTGCCGCAGCACGTGCGAGCGCACCTGGGCGAACCGTTTGCAGCGCACGCAGTCCACCTCGAGATAGGGCGGCCGATAGTCGTGCAACCGCGTCGAGTCGCTCGCCTGCACATAGGTCGGGGCGCGGTATTCCGGCATCTGGGTCGCTCGGCGGCATGCTTGCGGATCCTCCCGGCATACCGTGAACAGACCCGGAACGCAATTCACGGGCCGCGTTCGACCCTTGGCCGCGGCCGCGCCATCGTGGCGACCTCCGAAACAGCCGGATTCACGGGCGACTCCGTGAGGGTCGAACAGATGGCAGCCGCACCGCCGCCAGTTCGACCCTTGGGCCTCGACTCGCCCGGCCCGCCG